ACTTTAATTTTTAACTTTATATAGGAGATATTATGAGTTCGACATATTCGACAAGTTTGAGAATAGAGTTACAAGGCACTGGTGAAAATTCAGGAACTTGGGGTACTATTACAAACAACAACTTTTCTCAATCTTTAGAGTTTTCTATTGCTGGTGTTGTCGATGTAGCTTGTGGTGACAATGCAGTTACAACTTTAACTAATGCCGATGGACCACAATCGCAAGCAAACAACCAAGCAAGAAACGCACACATAAGATTAACGGGAGCACATGGAGCTGTAAGAATAGCTCAGTTTCCAGCTACACAAAAAATTTATTTAATTACTAACGCAACAACTGATTCTGGATCTTCAGGTCCTTATGCTATGACAGCAAGACTTGGTGCATCTGGTAACACTTTAACAATTGAAAATGGCGCTACTAGACTAGTCGCTACTGATGGAACAAACTGGTATGATGTTTTTGCTGGACCAGGAACAGTTACCGCTCCAGTAGATCTTAACGGTCAAACATTAACTTTAGACGCTGATGCTGATACAACTATCTCCGCAGCTTCTGATGACGTTATTACATTTAAAGTTGCTAACGCAAATCAATTAACATTATCAGATGGTGCTTTATCACCTTCTACAACAAATGATATTGATCTTGGAACATCATCTTTAGAGTTTAAGGATGCATTCTTTGACGGCACAGTTCGTATGGATGCAATTGGTTTTGGTACTACCTCTATGGCTTTACCAACAGGTGATGGATCTGCTGGTCAGTTTATTAAAACAGATGGATCAGGGACTTTATCTTTTGCAACAGTTTCAACTTCAGTAGCATTTGATGACATAACAGCGGGAGACTCCGCAGTAAACGTTACAACTACATCTGGTAATATAACTATCGACGCTCAAGGTAATGACACTGATATTATATTTAAAGGAACAGACAACACTGCAGATACTACATTTTTAACTATAGATGGTAGTGAGGCAGGCACAGCAACATTTAATTCTGGAGCTACTTTCGGTGGTGCTGTTTTACCAGCTGCTGATGATACTCACGATTTAGGCTCATCTACTTTGCAGTGGAGAGACATATATACAGGTGACTTAAACTTAAATAATACTAAAACTAGAGCAAATGAAGTTGATGGAACTTCAGGTCATTGGACTATTCAAGAGGGTGATGAAAACCTCTTTATCTTGAATAGATTAAATGGTAAAAAATATAAATTTAATTTAGAGGAGATTGCGTAATGGCTTTAATAGTAGGGGGTACCACCGTTACAGGTACACAAACTTTAGATGCTACTAAATTAACAGGCAATTTGCCTGAAATTTCAGGAGCGGACTTGACTAACTTACCTGCACCTTCAGCTGCTAACGTAGGTTCTGCTTATGCTCAGGTGGGATCATCTGATGTAGGCACTACTCTTTTTGGTAGATTTGTTGGAACTGGTAATGCCAATCATGGTTCTAATGTGACTCAAGTTCAATATACAAGTGTAAGAAACATAGGAACTGCGGCTCCTCTGTCTAGTGGACAATCAACTAGTGGCACATCTATGGCTGTTGGTCATAGAGTAGAAGGCGCTGGAACAGTTTTTAAAAGGATTTCTTAGGAGATAAAATATGGGCGATATTAATACAACATTGTTAGGAATTAGAAATGCTAAATGGGTTTGGCATATGAGTATTAAAGTAGATGAAAATGGTGAGGACGATTTAGATGAAAATGGAAATCTTCAATTTGTTCATATCTATGAAGACGACGGTGTAACAAAACAAAAACTTATATGGTGTGAAACAAAGTGGAGTCATCTAGGCGATGACACACAAGAGTGGTTACCATTTAAAGTAACTCCTTATGATACAATGGTTCATGGCCAAAAATTATGGACAGATTTAAATAATGGTGTTCATGGAGCTATTGATAGCTCTGAAGTAGATTAAGCAAATATAATTTCATAATTAAAAGACATAGATCTTCTAATCTCATCAGGATACTTTGTAATAAAAGGAAGAACTAAGTGTTGATGTTTTGCATCAAAAACATAAAAGTCTCCAACGACAGGTGCGAAAGCAGTAAAATTTCCAGAATTTAAAAAAGTTAAATGTCCACCTAAACTTTCTTTTCTGTTTCTAACAACTATTTCTGGCGTTTTTAAAAACAGTACAGTAGAATAACCAACAGATACACCATTTTCATTTATATTATGACTATGTGGTGGTTGATATTCTCCTTGTTGCATACAATTTATCCACGCCTGCGTAATCATGTAATCTTTTACTTTTCTTTTTTCTAATTCAATATTTTGTAATTTAAGGTTTTGTTTATAACAATCTTGCATGCAAGCATAAAGAGTGTGTATTATGGGTAGATTGCCTATTAAATTAATTACATCTTTTTCTATTCTTAAATTGCCAGCTAAACTATCGCCAAAAGATTGTAGTTGAGAAAAAGATTTATCATATTCATTATTTAAATTTTCTATTTGATTTAAAGGTATTTTGTATTTTCTTATTATTTGACCATGTACAATTGCTTGGGATTCCATGTTTGTCCTTTCTATATTATCTCATGTTATATCATAAACTCGATGTCAAGAAAACAATTTAAAAAAATACTGTTGCAGATTAAAAAAATATGCTTACATTAGGTTCTCACCAAAATTAACAATCACAGGAGAAAAATATGAGCGAACAAGATTATTTAAAAGCTATTGCTGTCCTTGCTGACAAGGTGAGCAGATACCACGAAAGATTATTAGCAGCAGAAAGAGATTTAGAACGTCATTTGAAAGACACTAATACTCACTGTAATGGTGACTGTGAATGCAAAAAATCTACTTAGGAGTCTGACCTAACATATCTTTTAAAGATGGAGCAAATACTTTTACATCGCGTTTAATTTTTTCTGCGGTTGTAGAAGTGTTTGGATCATCTATATCAGCTTGCATGGCTTCTTCGGATTCGTACTCTTGACCTGTATCAATATTTGTAATTGTTGTTTCTGTTTTAACATTATACTTTGGAATGACTCTGCCATCCTCTAAAGTTATTGTTCCTATTTGCTCAGCGTTTTTAATTATTGGCATTTTATTCTCTCCATCTTAAATTAAAACTAAGAATAATTCTATCTTGATTAGAATTATTTTGTTGTACCTCATGTTGTAACCATGATGGAAAAAAAATCAAGTTATTCTCTTTAGCTTCCCACTGCACGCTATGTGCAAAATGCACTGATAAATCTTGATTTTTAGGTGGATCTAACACCTCTGCCTGAGGTCTAGGTTCAATGAACACTAAATTACCGCTATTTTTTGGCACTTTTAAATAATAAACACCAGATAAAAAATTTAAAGGGTGTGTATGAACTGTATTTCTAGCTCCTGGTGGGTTTATCATACCCCATAATCCAGTCATTTCTGGTCCATATTTTTTTTCTACGCTTAGTGCATTAAAACATTGTTGTGCTTGAAGCATGATATCTTGAGTTATTTCTTTAAAATCTTCGTTTAGATATAAATCTTCTTTGCTGTGCCACCCTTTTACATTTGATTTAGGTGATCCAAGTTTATCTTGTTCTTTTAATTTATAAAGTTTTTCTTCTAAATTATAATTGTTTTCTAACTCTGTAGTAAATACAGGAGTAATAAACATACCTTGTAATTTCATATTCATCCTTTCTAAAGTTGACCTTTTGTAACCTCCATAAAACTTACAATTATGTGAACTTGGTTAGCAGCGTTGGCCTGCGCTTTTAGTACATCAGATTCTTGCAAAACAAGGGGCTGAGATAGTAACTCTGTTGTGGTGTTAGTAGCAACACTTTTAGCTTTAAATAATTCAAAAGTTGCAGACGATCTAAGCACTTCTAAATCTACTAATGTCGTGCTTCCTGAATCATTACAAACTAAAATAGATTTTACAACATCAGTTGTAGGAGGCACAGGTGGTGTAGCACCAGGATTAGCGGTTGGCACAGTCAATATGGTTGTTAGATCTGTTGATGTCATATCAACCATTGCACTTTTAAATGTATTAGCCAAGGAAAAACCCCTCCGACTCTGCTTCTTCTCTAAGATCTTGTTGGTAGTTTGTATTTAGCAAAAGTATTATTTGATCAAGTAATCTAATCATTTGATCAAACTGACCAGCATCATATTCTGGTGTAGCGTTAGGTAATCTGGTGATTGTAATTTTAGCCATTATCTTCTACCGTCTGGTCTAATTTCAAGTTTTTGTGACCCAAGTCTCCAAGGTGTATCATCTACTGTATTAGTTGTATATCTTATTTTTACTGCTCTGCCTCTGCCTCTAACACTTACTTTTTCTGTTGTGCTGGTTATACTTGCGTTTGATGTTACATTAGAGGAGGATTGAGGATACTGCTCTAAAGTAAGTCTTGCCGTCATAGTATTTGCAAGATTGTCAAAATCAGGAACTAGTTTACTGATAGACATCAACTGATCACCATCTGCTATTTCAACAGAACCTGTTTCTAAGAATGCTGTTATGGCTGTGCCATCTGCCTGATTATTACCTGACTCGTGTTCGTATATAAATGATGCACCTGCTGTTAATCCTAGTATGGTAGATATGTTAGCTGTAGCACTGGCGTTATACTCAGTAGCGATTGGTTTTTCATAAACATAAGCACCAAGCCAAGTAGTTCTGCCTAAACTAACCGTATACCAAGTTCTTTCTAGATAGTTATAAGCCACTGCTCTATCAATCTGAGTTGCATTTGCCGAAGGATAGTACCAAATTATTTCATTATACGCTGTATTTAATCCGACAGCGATGTCATTTTTGTTTGTGTAACTGATATCGTCAAAGACAAAATCTTGCACTGAACAAGGCATTTTTTTAACAACACCATCATAAAGATAGAATGCATCGTCAGACATCCAGTAAGCTATACCATTCACTTCTATCGCTGCATGTTGAGCTATAAGACCTGCGTTTGCACCAAGCTGTCTAAGACCAAAAGTAAAAGGTGTTCCAACAAATTGAATACCGTGTAATGACGTGTCGGTCCAGACTAGTATTTGTCCTGATGATTTTACTGCCCCTACTATTTTTGATCCATCTGATATTCGTAAAGACCCAGCCTCATTAGTTGCAACTGGCGTGTAATCTGTTGCATCCTCTCTATCTGAAAATCTAAAAAATAGATCATCTTGACTGCTTGCAGTGCCTATCGTAGTTTCAGTGCCAAAAATTAATAAATGTCTAGTATCTGTAGAAACAAGACTAAATCTTGATGCAGTCGGAGCATTAGATAAGGCTGTAGCTCTCGTGCCTGTTCCTGCAGATGTGTCCCAAATAAATGTGCCACCATCTAAAACGGTTGCAATTAAGTCTTCACCAAAGTTATCTAATGACCAGTTTCTTCCTGTAAGAACAACATCAGAAGTAGAACTAGCTGTGCCCCAAGTGCTACTGCCCCAAGTGTCAGTGCCCCATCCTAAACCATAAGCGGATGTAGCTGGTCCCACGTTTATTTGATATTTTGCATTTCCTGATCCACCACCTCCAGATGTTGATCCTGATGCTGTGCTGGTGTGTGTAACTTTATAATTATTTGCATCAGTTATAGACGTAATTTCAAATTCTTGATTCATGTCCAAACCGTCAATGGATGAAAAGGAATCAAAAGTAACAAAGTCTCCTAATTTTGCATTATGAGAGCTGTCTGCTACGGACACAGTAGTTGTGCCATTTGTTGTGAAAGGATTAGTTAAAGCTTGCGTTTCACGAATGGGTGTGATGTCGTACACAGCACCCTCATTGTAAATATATAATTTTCTATCTGTTCCTAACGCTAAGTATCTTAATCCGTCTAATCCAACCCATGAGTGTGTGTCCCTTACGACACCAACTATTGTTTTATTAGGATTAGGTAAATTAGTCCAACCGCCCCATCTTTCTGGTTTACCATAGTGAAACCTTACAAAATCGGAGTCTATGTACTTACGCTCGTCCCCAGCTGAATAAGCTGTGTCTTGTTTATCTACTCCTGGTCTAAATTTTAAGTCAACTAGCTGCATTTGACCCAGTATTGTATACTAAATCTTTGCTGAGTAAAAGGCACATCTTTTCCTGATTTTGACCTAATTGGTGTTATAGCGTGGTGTATGTAACTAGGAAAAACAACCATTAAATTGTTTCTGCTTGGTATTTCTATTATTCTGCCCTCATCCATAAAGAGCATGTCACCACCACTTAGCTCATCACTTTCATTAATAATTAAATTAAAAGTAAAAAATTGTGTGTCAGCGTGCCAATCATAATATCCATTATTATTGTAAGAAACTACATGTATTTCATGTGTTTTGTTCTTATCAAGAAATTTAAATACATTGTCTCTGCCTTGATTTTCTAAAAAGGTAAAAAAACCTTGATGATAAAACCTTGAGGCTAAATCTAAAATATTCTTGTTATTTTCTGGATTTTGTCCAAAATTTATCCAATAATCATAGCCACCACACTCTTTGTTATAGGCCGAAAATACTTCATGTTTTTGTGTTTGCTTATTAAACCTTGACCATTCTGGTTTACTAAAAGAGTTTATATTTTGATGAAGATCAGATTTTATATTGTTTAAAAAATGTGGCGGTAAAAAGTCATCGCATATTATTATATTCTCACTAGCGTAACTATATCTCATTTTGCCCCCTTAAATTGTGTTCCAACGTTACCTTTAAAAGCATAATTACCATAATGTGTCATACCAGATAGAATATCAGCATATATTTTGCCACCCATATTTTGCCATAAACGACAAAAAGCGTAGTCTTCTGACAGATATCTACGTGTTTCTGGCTCTATCATGGTGTCAAAAAAAGCATAATTCCAATCAGATGTTTTATGATAATCAAATTCTTTTTCGTGTGATTGATTTATGTGTTGATCTGGTTTAAATTTTAAGTCTGGATAAACATTAGCCATTCGTTCAAACACTTGTTTTTTAATCATCATAAAACCAGTAGGGCCGTCCATGACTTCAATAAAACCTTTTTCTAAAAATATTTTTTCAGGATCTTTTACATTTAAATTATATTGTAATGAAGCTGCTAAAAGCTCATCCTCTGATATTTCTGGTTTTTCTTTCAATCGGTTTTTTACTTTTATCCAATCTATAGTTTTCCTAGGATATATACCCGTAACAACGTCTTTATCGTAGTCTAACATTCTAACCACAGCGTCTGGGTTGAAAGCTAAATCAGCATCGATAAACAATAAATGCGTATAATCCCCATCCATAAACAATTGCACTAAGGTGTTTCGAGCTCTGGTTATTAAAGACTCATTACCTATAGTTGCGAACTGAATTTCTATCTTACGTGTAGCAGCTAAAGCCACTAGTTGCATGCAACTTTTAAAATATTCTGTTGTAATTAAACCACCATAACAAGGCGTTCCTATAAATATTTTATGCATCTTTATAAAAAATATTAAGTGTATATCTTTCTGAGCTATCTCCCAATGCTTGTAGATCAGAATGTGGTATTTTACTACCATTAAAAAATAAAGCTCTATTCTCAATAAAACCTATATGTGATGACAAAGATTTTCCTGTCATAAAACCTGTGCCATTGTTTAATAAAGGTTCTCCTTTTACAAATAGAAGAAAATTAGCAACATTGTCTTTTTCTACATCAACATGAAATAAAGGCTCTTTATTGTTTTGTCTTCTGTGAGCACTAACTGAAATAGGTTCTAGGTTTCTGTTAGGAAAAAAATAATCTTTTATTAATTTTAACAATGGATCTGTATGAAAACTGTGAGGAAATGTATGTCTGTAACCATATACTTGACCCTCTGGGTTTTTTACCTCTCCGTAATTAATATTTAAAAAGGTTTCTTGTAAAGATTCTAATGTTTCGATTGATAAAAAATTATCAACGTACATAACAAATTCTGTGCTACTATTGTGTTGCATATTCTACTGTTAAATATTCTATTTTTCTAACCCAACCACGAGGTATTGATATGGCGCCCCCGCCATGATTATCATCTTTATCTACACACCATGATCTCATAATTACTATTTTGTCATCATTATTTACAACCATGTATCCTACTTCTTGGCACACGGCCAACGGAGCAGAAACAATCTCTTTTATGTGTAACCAACCTGTTTCTGTATCTTTTGCATCATGCCATGTAATTCTTACCATGGGAAAAGGTGTACTAGATTTGTTGCTCATCTTTCTCTTTTTTTCTCTTAACAGTTACATTGAAAGACACAGATCTTCTTTCTTCGTCTTGCGTTCTAAATGGGTATACCATGTGAGAGAGCCAGGAGGGAAAAAGATATATGTCTCCTACTCTTGGTGTCGCCTGAAATGTATGTCCGTTAAAGGTTGCAGCTTGCCCACATTGCCATTGAATATCTCCTACACAAGGAAAATGATCTTCGTTTGCGTATTCTTCTTTCAAACTTGGAGGTATTCTCAAATATATTACGCCAGATAAATCACCGTCGTGCACATGCGATGGATTAAAATCACCTGACCATTGTGATACTACCCACATACTTGTTATTAATATTTTTTCTACTTTGTCTGGAGAAATAGTATTGACCATTGGTGGCTGTTCTAAATATTTATGTATTATCATTTGTAAAGAGTTACTCATTGGAGCAAATTCAGTTGATATCATCCAAGCTGGTGGATACCTAACCTCTTGTTTCACATTACCTGCAAGGTGCATAGAGTGATCCCAATCTTTAGACATTTTTTTACTTTTCATAATTTCAGTAGCTTTGTTATCTAATAATTTTATTAATGATTCAGGCAAAGAACCTTTAAAAATAGTAGGACCAAAGGGCCTAAACGCTTGAAATTCGTGTTGTAACTTCTCTGCCATCTTAATTCCTTTCTAACTTATGATTTATCTGTTGTCATATACCAATATTTTGCCTATAAATATACAATTAATTAGGCATATATCCAAGGCAGCCTCCTTGCATTTTAACAATATCATGAATTGCTAGGAGTACATGTTTAAAAATTTTTTTAGAAAAGTCAGAGCTACACTTAAAAATAGCCCAGAAGCATTAGCGATTGCAGCAGGTGCTGTAACGGGATTGCCATTTTTTGGCAATCAAAACCCAATGGTTCAGATGGCTGCTAAGTTTTTACCAAACATACTAACGGCTCAGTATCAAAAGAATCCACTGATGTCTTTTCTTACTAACCAAGCTTTAACTGCTGGAACTGAAAAGCTAGTAGGCACTGATTTTGCACAGGGTATTTTGAATCCAAATGCAGTTCCTGCCACTGCTGACAGTGGAGCTGTTGTTGCTACAGATCAAACTGTGCCTGGAATCAAAGGACTATCAGCAGAACAAGCAGCAGAAGCTAGCGCAGGCATGGGTCAGAAAATGAAAGGCTTGATGGGTTTAGATAAACTCACACAAGATAAAACTGGTTTTAAAATGACAGACATTTTTACAGGTTTAGTTGACGATGATGGGCTTACAGGTAAAGGTAAGCTTCTTGGATCAATAGCCGCGACTCTCGGACCAGGGCTCGCAACATATTTGGCTTTAGTTGGTGACACACCAGAAAGCCCTGAGGCAGCAAAAGAATATAGAAGTGCAGTTGACGACTACTACTCAGCAAAAGCAAGAGGAGAGAATCCTAATCCTGCTGATTACGGATTGTCGCCTACACCAGCAGAAGATATGTTAAAAGGTTTACGATACAACACAGCCACTGGTTTTTTTGAGAATGTGGCGCCTACACGTGGAGGTATGGCTATGGGTGGCGTAGCAGGAATGTTTGATGATGCTCCTCCTATTGATGCCAGATCAGAGCTGATGGAGGTTTTAAATATTAGAGATATGGCTAACATGGATAGAAGAGTTGATCCAGGTTTAGTATCTGTTCCTATGAGCGGTATGTCTAATGAGGTTAAACAAGTAAACACGGGTGGTGTTATTGGATTAGCGCTGGGTGGATTAGAAAAAAGAGGCATGGTACGTGGACCAGGTGGACCAAAAGATGATAAGATACCAGCTATGTTAAGTAATGGTGAGTTTGTATTCACAGCTAAAGCTGTTGACAATGCAGGCGGACCTAGTGCAATGTATAATTTAATGAACAAATTAGACCCAGAGTCTTCGAAAGGACCAACTACATAATGGCAAACGGCGATAACGTAACTACACAGATATCAAGAGAAGCTCCCTTTCTAGAGGACTATAGAAGACGTTTAATGGATTCTGTCTTCGCGGCGACAGATCAACCAATAGTTCCGCAAGAAAGAGCAATAGCACCATTTGATGAGTTTCAACAAGCAGGATTCGGGGAGGCCGCTAGACAATTAGGATTCACCATGGATCCTCAAACAGGAGCTCTTACTAGAACTGGGGTAGCGTCTTTTCAGCCTTTCTTAGATCAAGCTTTAGCAGGCATGCAAACAGGTCAACAGACCGCGGCCAGTGGCATACCAGCATTACAAGCAGCACAAGGACAGTTTGATCCTAGTCAAAGTAACTATCAACAGTTTTTTGATCAGTATCAAGCTGATGTAACTGATCAAGCTTTAAAACAGATGGATGAAGAAGCTGCAAAAGCGCAAGCAAATTTAGCAACACAAGCACAAAGAGCAGGAGCCTTTGGTGGATCTAGATTTGGCGTGCAAGAAGCTGAGTTAGCTAAAAATTTACAAGATATTAAATCAAGAAGAATATCAGAAGATTTATCAAGAAACTTTCAGCAAGCTCAAGCAAAAGCCATGGATACTTTTGAAAGAGCACAAGCTAGAAACTTGGGTGTAGGACAGGCTTTAGGTCAGGCAGGAGCAGGGCAAGCTAGTTTAGGACAAGGTATCGCTGGTTTAGGACAACTAGGATTTGGTTTAGGACAACAAGGAATAGGAACTTTGGGGACAATAGGTGGACAAAGACAAGCTAGAGATCAAGCGTTAGCTGATGAAGCATTAAGATTAACGACTGCTAGACAGCAAGAACCACTATCTAGATTAAGATTTGTACAAGATCAATTATCAAGAGTTCCTTCTGCTCAGCAGAGAACAATTGAACAGCCTATACCATTCACTAATCCACTATTAGGTGCAATTGGAGCAGGTATATCTGGTCTAGGTACGTTTGGATCCATATTTGGTTCAGGGAGTAATTAATGGTTACGTATCCTGATCCTAATCTAGAAGATGATATATTTGATGTAGGCACTGAAGGCAGCGGCACGGATATCGTGAACCCACAGAATACAGACTTTGTCAACGTAGAGACAGCATCTGGTGTGAACAGGATGCCAACAAATTTACCTGGAAGTATTTTTACTAATTTGCCAGATCCAGGACCAGCACCTGAGCTTAACTTAATGCAGTTTTTGTTAAACAGAGAAGAGTTTGCAAACCTTGTAACACCAAAAGCAAAAACAAAAGAAGAACTTGATGCGATGTTTCCAACGCCAAGTTACAAGAGTGATAAATATTTAGCACTAGCAAAAGCTGGTCTTGCTTTAATGAGACCTACAGTTGGCGGAAGAGTAGCTCCAGCGATTGCAGGAGCAGGTACTCAACTACTTAATGAAGTAGGTAAGATTGCACAGGTGGAAAGAGCTGCAAAAGCAAAAGCACAGGCTGGTAAAATTAATTTTAAACAGCAAGAAGAGGCTAGAAGATTAGCCGCTATCGCGCAAGCTATCGGCATAAATCAAAATTTACTACAACAACAAGAAATAAAAACATTTGAAAATAGAGTTAAGAATCATGCTCTTAAACAAGAAGCTTACAACAAAATGGTTAATACAAACGCCAAAGCAGCTATGGAGTTTGGTATTGATAAGTACAAGTCAGACCCCGTTCAAATACGATTTTTAGATAAAAATGGTGTAAGAGTAGAGCGTGCAGGATTTAGAATGAACAATCAATATTATGTGCCGACACAACAAAAAGACATAGCTACGGGTGATTTTATTTATGAATTAGTTCCTGACGCAACCACAGTAGAAATCATATCTACTAAAACACAAAACGTAGATGATGTTACAAAGAACATGACTCAATACAACGAGCTGTTTGCAGATTATAATAATATAGCAAAAAACATTTACTCACTAAGACAGATAATGAAATCTGTTGATCCTGAACTAGGTGGTGATCCAACTCGTGTTGCAATTACTGGTTACATTAGAAGACAAGTGCAGAAGTATGGTCAAATCGCAAGTGACTTTACTAAAGACTTTTTCACAGATGAATATACAGACACAATAACTGGTAGTAACAAAGGTGGTAAAGGTAAAACAGTTTGGTTAACAGATTTAAGTGACATTATTGCGATGAGTGATGACGCAAGTATATCACCTGAAGCAAGAGAAAACTTTAAGATGATTAACAACCTGCTTGATAGTATCGAGGCGGACGGTCTTGGTTTAATAGATAGAGCAAAAGTAGAAGATCTAAGTTTACACTTTGAAGGTGACACAGAAGCAGAGAGACAAAGAAACAAAGATTTAATTTTTAATAGATTACAGTTTGATAGAAAAATTCCTGAGAATGAGGCTAGAGCGCAAGCTATTATTTATGCGTTGGCTAGAGCACGTAAATCATCAGGACGACTAAACTTAGATGATATCGAACGTGCAGCAGAAACATTAAACATATACAATGATTCTTCTCAAGCGATTCTAACTAAACTAAAAGTTGTGCAAGACGAACTGCTCGCGGCCCACCAAACACAAGCAGACTTACTAAAACGTAACTTTCCTAAAGATGCAGCATCTTTAGCACAAGATAGAGGTGGTAGTTTAAGTTATGTTGTTAATGGAGAGTTTGTTGGTGATAATTATTATAATCAGTTATTTGGCTACTCTGTTACCTCAGAGCCTATAACGTATGATGTTACTATGAACCAAGACGGAAGTTATTCTTTTCAGGCGGTTGAGTAATGCAGTACACAATAAAAGGATCTAAATACGGTATAGCAGCTGGTGATTTTGTAATAGATGTGCCATCTGTTGTAGATGGTATACCATTATACGGTGCAGACGGCACGGATAACTTTCCTAGAAACGAAGCTGAAAAACAAATGCTTGGTGACATCATCATGCAGTTTCAACAACAGCAAAACATAATAGATAATACAAACTCAGGCGGTGGTTTACTAGCTGAAAAAGAAGACTCTGTCCCAACACAGATGGAACAGTTTAGACAAATGCAGATCAAAGATCCCATAAGAGCGGATTTAAATTATTTAGAGAAAAGTGCAGAAGCGAGTGCTTTTCAATATGCGGGCGACATAACTGAACAGATAGGAAATCTAATGCCTATGATGGGTGGATCTATGTTAGACTTTTCACCATCAGCTCTTGGCGAGGCGTATGGTAATTTACTTTTAAAAGGTGCGCCTGATGATCCAAAAAGATTTATGGGTGACATGGCTGTTATAGCTTCTGATATTTTTTTAGCAGGGCTATCTCTTGGTAATGTAAAGTTTGCAAGTAAGAAAAACTTCAGTATACCTTTGTTTGCAAACGAAGCAAGAAGACAAGGTGTTCGTGGATTCTTAGAAGCTAATCCAGGAAAAAGCACTGTGATGGTGAACATTCTAGCAAGAGCTGGTTCTGATGCAACCTACGATGCAATGAATGAAGTGTATAGATTTTTACAAGGTATACCTGCTGATCAAACTGATGATGCACAAGTAGAAAACATATTAAATATTAGAAATGAAATACTATGGTCAGGTGGTGCGGTAGGCTTAGCTAAATTGTTTCCTTACATAAAACCTTACATAGGAAGAACATTTTTGGGTGTGGATGATGATGCAAAAAGATTAGCAACTTTGGGTAGAGCACATAATATTCCAATGAGTACGTTTAACGTAACAAGCAGCGGTTTAGTTCAAGGACTACCGCCTGTTGTCGGTTTGTTTCCAATTGTTGCAACTAACGCACGTATAGCACAGAATGCTCAGCTAGCAGCTGTAAGTGCGCAAATGTTAAAAAACATAGAAACATTCTCACCTGTTCATTTGTTTAATGATGCTGGTTTGTTAATAGACGAAGGGTTTAGAAGAATGGTTTCAGAATACGGTATCATGAAAGGTGTATTGTACAATAACGTAGCAAAATACGCAGACGCTTTGAATGGTGAAGCATTTATTCCTACAAAAAAATTAAAAGAAATGGCTTTAGCTATGCGTCTGCAAAAAGCAAAAGGTCAAATACCTATGCAGCAAACACCTGTAGCAGTTGGTCCTGATGATTACGTGTACGGCACACAAACGAGTTTTGATGCACTAATGAAAAATATTAAAGGTGCAGGCGCAGATATAGAAGATGCTTTAATGCAATTTGATTCTTTACCTGATTTCTTAAATGCTCAACAATTTAAAACATTTGTTGAGGGATTAAACCAAGTAAAAAGAAACATGCCTAACTTAAAACTATCAGAAAATTCTGATGAAGCCATAATGGTTTCTGACTTTCACGCCTTATCACTGCAAGCCTTAAATGATCCTAGAAGCTGGAAAACATTAAAAAGTGGACAACAAGCTATAGCGAAAGAGTGGGCAGATAGCTACACTGTAGCGAACGATTTTATATTTCAAAATGCTGATTCTTTACAAGGAAGAACAGCAATGCTTCTTAAACAAACAGATCCTAATATTGCAATACCTGGTGCTGTTAAAAGACCAGGTTACTTATACGCAGATCAAATGGCAAAAATATTTTTTGATGATCAAACAATTGCATCACCTATGGCTCTTAGAGAAATGCGTAAAGCTTTTGGTGATGATGCTTTCAACGCTGCAACCAGAGCTTACTTCGATGATATACTTAACAAGAACACAGATTTTGTTAGTGGTAAAATAAGAATATATGAAAATGATTTAAGTATATGGAAAAAAACAAAACAATTTATTACAGGTAAACAGCAGACACCTAAAACACAAACAATTAATTACAACATACCAGTAATGGATATAGAAAAAGTGGCTGATGCTTTTGCTATTGGAGACAAAAATAGAAGACTAGGAATGATTGAAATGTTTAAATCACAAGTGCCTGGTAGTGATGCTGTGAAAACAAAACATGCTGAAAGTGTTTTACAAAAAATAGAAGATGTAGTTGAATTAGCGAGACGAGTAGAGGTTCCAAACTACGGTGATGTTTCATCATTCGTTAAACGTCGTGGTGTGTTAGGTGGTCTTGGCTCTATAACTAATTTACTTACTGGTGGTGCGATACTAACAAACCCTATTAGTTCTGCTGGTATTATGCTAATGGCTAGATTTGGTATGAATGCTTTATCTGATCCTAAATTTTTAGATGGTATGACACAAGTATTAGATCCTACTCTATCAGATGTTGCTAGAAAATCTGCTCTTGTCACTTTAGGTAGAGCTGTATTTGATCCTGTAAGAGCTGTGGATGCTGGCTACAATATCGACAACATAGAAGATATTATTGAGTTAATTGTAGTAGGAGACATGGAGCAGTCACCAGCGTACAACGTAAGAGCTGAAGAGGTTGAAGCCGCTTCTGCTCAAGCTAAAGCTGGCATGGGTGTTGACCCTATACCTGAAGTTGAATTGGCAAGACAAAATCAACCTAGATTCAATTTACCAGAGGGTGGCTTTACACCAACAGATTTAAGCGCATTCAACTTAGGAGAGTTTGATGTGTCTCAAGGACAGATTAATGATGCACAAAGAGTTGCACTAGCAGGTGGTAATCTTGATGAAGCAATAGCACTAAGAGGTGGAGACGCTGGATTAGGAAGCTTAAGAGGTATGGTATAATGGCTAACGGTAGTTCAACGCAACGTAGAAGAGTAGAGCAAGTTAGAAGACAACAGGCTATTGATGACAGAAAAAGAGCAGCTCAAGAGATGCGAAAAGCAGGCGTGCAAAGCCTGTCTGGTTTATCTGGTGCGCAGGGACAAGTCGCTAGATTTAAATCAGAGCAAGATAGTTTAAGAAAACAATACAATGATCCAAAAACTAGTGAAGAAAGAAAAGAAGAGATTGTACAAGATCTTCGTGGTGTTAGTCGTGATTTAAATAACGCTAACAGAGCTGCTGCAATAAATTATGTAATAAGAACACAAGGACCTGGTGCTGTTTTACCAGGCGGTGGTTTAGTTGGAACAGCCGCTGGACAAGATTTTCAAGATTTCAGACAACAATTTCGTAACAATCAAGGTAATTTTAAAGCACAAGATCCAGATCTTTTTGAAGCAGTTCATCCAAATCGTGCAATGCAAGCATTAACTGGAGTAATGCAAGCTTATAAAAATTTAAGCCCTATGGGTTTAATTAGAAACATCGATAAAATAAAAAGCGGCGAACCATTGTTTGAGATAGAATCGATGAAAAGAAATGTAAGCGAGTCGCCTAGTAGATTTAAAGATTTTTATAGTGCGTACATGAAGACACAGAATGACAAAATAAAAAATTTAGTTAATAAACAAGCAGATCAAACTCCTTTGGATATTGGTTTTCAAAGATTGATAGATGATACACCAATCAACGTGGTGGATGATATTAACGTGGCCACAGGCACAATCGATAACGTAGACACAATAACAGAGAGATTTGACCCACTACGACAAGAAGAAATAGCTAGAAGAGAGGGATTAGAAGAGGCTGCTAAAGAAGCTGATCTGCAAAGAAGGTTTGACGAAAAGTTCGATGAAAACTTTGAACAGGATGTTCTTGGTATGGGTGAGGATAGAACTGTCGATCAAGAAGAAGACGACGACATCAATCTAACAAACATATACAGTTTAACACAAGAGCCTACAATAACAGATGATTTAGTAGCAGGAGCTTTTGAAGAAAGAGATGATATTCCTGGTCAAACTACTGAGGGTATAAGAAGACAAATTGATATGAACACAGCTGATCCTAATGTTGACATAATGACTAGTGATGCTTTTATGGGTGATGACATCTTCCCAGCAGGAGGAGTAGATCGTAATTTGCCAGATTCTTTTTACAACACAGGATTAGATATGGTGGGTGATCAAGCATTTCCTAATACACCTGGATCTCAGACAGCGTTAGAAACAATAGGCGGAACTGGATTCCCTACGATGAGATTTAACTTTGCTAAAGGTGGTAGTCCAGAGATATTTAAAGTATTAAAACTTATTAACGATACAATGAATGATGGACAAGAATGATTGAGCTTAATTTTAAAAACGCCGTTTGGTTCGGTATAATTCTCGTGTCCGCAGGTATGTCCTACGGTATGGTTTCCCAGAAACTGTCGGCTCTAGAATCAAAGCAACTACTAATAGAAAAGGCAATAATGCAAGACATACCAGAGATAAAAGAACGAGTAATACGGCTCGAGATATTGTTGGAAGAAGCATTAGGCGAATAAAATTTTCTTTGGGTCTTCACCCATAACTTTACTAGCTAAATCTATCTTATTATTCAACGACTTAACTATTTTTTCATCAATAGTTCCTTCAGCTATCAAGTCAATATATGTTACTTTATTTGTCTGTCCTATCCTGTGTGCACGGTCCTCTGACTGCATGCGAACCTCTAAGCTGTAATCATTAGAGTAATACACAACAGTGTGACTGCTAGTAAGAGTAAGGCCATAACCCCCTGTCTTTGGGTTTCCGATAAAAAATCGTAAGTCACCATTGCTATCCATAAAATTATCAACAATAGACTGCCGTATATCATCCTTAGTATCCCCATAATAACTTGCAACAGTCTCTTTACCATATACATCTGCTATCTCCTTTTCTATCGTTTGTATGTCATGACGGTACACGGCCCATATAATAACCTTGCCGTCGGTCTCTTCTAACACTGACATCAACTCTTTTATTCTATTATTTTTAATTGGTTTAACTTCACCGTCATCTGTCTTCACATGTCCACAAGTTATTTGATGTAGTCTTATCATCTGTGTCAAAACTGTGGCAGCTGTCATTGTATTGTTTTCAAAAAAAGTCATTGCTGATTTTTTCATCTCAACATATGCTTTCAGTTGTTCTGGTGTCATGGCTACCGTTCTTTTTGTATAAAGCTTTTCTGGTAAGTCGAGACACTCATCTTTTAATATTCTTGTTGAAAAATCTTTTAATATTCTACTTAGCTCATCTAATCTTTGATAGGACACAACGTGTTGAAAAGAGTGTGATCCTACGCTTCTTTGTTTTATAACGGCATATCTAGCACGAAACGCATAGTAATTAGTTTGTTCAATAAACCACGGCCCAAGGAACTCTATCTGTGAATACAAATCTAAAGGTGACTTTGTTACAGGCGATCCTGTCATGATGCGTCTATACTTTGCAAGTTTTGATATTTTCATAATGTGTTTTGTTCTTCTTGCTGCATGATTTTTTATCGTGGTAGATTCATCAACGACCATGAAACACGAACCAGAAAAAATAAATTTACGAGCAAACTCCAAACCTCTTGCTGTCGACAAAGCTTCTATGTTCATAATAAGAATGGTTAAGTCATCAACCATCACGGACAACTGATCAAGTTCTTCTTTTTCTTTTTTCTTAGGTGATGCTGACCAAACAGCAACTCTGTAACCTATGTGATCTGCCATGTGTATAGACAACTCATTGCGCCAGTTTCTTTTAATACCGTTTGGTGCAATTACTAACGCGCGATCTATC